AACGGTAAGTTTGGACCCACTCCAGAGTATCCTGAGGGCGTCTACGCTTACTTTACGACAATCAGTGGTGTTAACGATTCTATAGGTCCATTCAGATCTTTCAGAAGACCTCAGTTCCCATACATCATTGGTGATAGTTATAAGTCGAAACCAATCGAGTACAACTATGATGGAAAATCCAATCAGGATGAGATTGATCTTAATGCAACTGGATGGAGTCGCAACACAACACCGTATAACCTGTCCAAATCTAGAAGTTATTATGATTTCGTTATCGATCCCGACAGAATCAAAAAACAAATCACAGTAGTCAGCAGCACTACAAGAGCTGGTATTCAGACTGTTGGTATTGTTACTGGTGGTATCAATTACAACGTTGGAGATAACGTAGTATTCAAGCAATCTACTAGTGGTAGTGGAGCGATTGCTAAGGTTGAATCTCTGAAAGGAAAGCAAGTCACAGCAGTCTCTATTTCGACTGTAACTGACAATAATGTTCAGTTAGTACCACTTTCACCAGAAACATTCACGGGACTTACTACAGACCCTCATGGCTACTCTAGAGGAGACATTATTGCGTTCTCTGGTAGTGGTATCAGCACTGTAGGTAAGATTGATGTTAGGTTCAATCAACCAATCTTGGCAACAGGTGTTGGAACTGCTGGATACACTGGCATTGCAACATTCATCAATATTATCGGAAATGTTGCAGATGTTCGAGAAAATGATGTTTATCAACTCTTTGATGAAGATCTGAAAGTTCTGAACATCGATACCGTAAGTAACAGACTCAGAGTTCTGCGTGAGCAGAATGGAACGGTATCTATTGGAACTGCAATCGCAGGTATTGCTCTGACAGAGAAACCAAGAAGATTTACTATTCCTCTGGGAATCACATCTTCAACCAGTGGAGTCATTAGAGATCGTCAACTTTACTTTGATCCATCCGAAACTTGTGGTGTTGGACTCACTGCTGGACCAGGTATTACATCTTCTCTGGTGTTTACAAATCCTGGTGCAGGAATCACAGCAATTGAAATTCCAACCAAGACTTTCTTCATCCCAAATCACGGACTTGAGACTGGCGATGTTGTAACTTATTCTTCAGGTTCTTCACCATCAGCCGTTGGAGTCTCAACGATTGGAAGTGGTGGTAGTGGAATTACTGAAGGAGAAACTCTTTACATTGGTAAAGTTACAGATGATCTCTTTGAGATTGCACTTGTACCTGTTGGCGTTGGATCAACTGGATCTTTCGTTGGTGTTGCAGCAAGTCACAGAGGTGATTCAACTCTCTTTATTAATTCTCCTGGAACCGGTGATGCTCATAGTTTTACGACAGTTTATCCTGCTTCTAAACTGGTTGAAGGTACTACCGTTAGACATCAGGTTACAGTATCGACTGGATCCACCCACGGAATGGTGATTGGGGACAGTGTTAATGTTGCAGTTCGTCCTGGAATTATTACTAGTAAGTATTCTGGTACACACACAGTTTCTGGTGTAGCAGGAACTCAATTTAACTACACTATTCCAGAATATCCAGAGCAAGCATCATACAATACTGATGATGGAGAACTTGCATATTCAACCAATTCAAAATCTGCATATGGTCCAATCAAGTCTGTTGTTGTAACAAACTCGGGAAGAAATTATGCAAGACTTCCTGGTATTGACAAAGTTACTTCAGGAGTCGGAACAGGTGCTGTTCTCGAACCATATGGTATTGGAATTGGTTCTATTAGTAATATCAATATTCTCGATATTGGATTTGATTATCCTTCAGACAACACACTCAGACCAACCGCACAACTTCCAGAGATTCTTAATGTTGAGAACTTGTTCTCATATGAAAGAATTGGAATTACGTCTGTTGGTAGAAACTATCTGAAGGCACCTGATCTTGTTGTTGTAGATAGGATCACTAAGTCTGTCGTTAAAGAAGCAGTTCTCGAATATGAACTGGGAGATACTGAAGTTTCAATCATTGAAAACTCTAAGGGTATTAGTAGCAAGAACTCAGAAATTATTCCAATCAATAACACAAATGGAGTTGGTATCAGCACCATTACATTTGACTCTGGAAACAAGAACGTTATTGTTACTCTTGGATCAAGTTTCAGTAATGCTTCAAACTTCCCGTTTGATGTTGGTGATAAAGTTCTTGTAGAGAACATCAGCGTTGGTATTGGTTCAACAGCGAAAGGATTCAACTCAAGAGCTTTCAATTATGAACTCTTCCAGATTACCGCTACTGATCCTAATATCGGGGGCATCGGGGCAACAATCACATACAATATTAATGGTCTTCTTGGTATTGGTGAAACAACAGGATTATTTGATGCTCTAAACTCGGATGGAAGAATTGTTCCACAAAAACACTTCCCACTGTTTGACATTGAATATCGAGACAACCAATTCTTTAGAGGTGAACATGTAATTACACCTTCTGCAAATGGCAGAGTAATGACATGGGATGCTGACAATGGGGATCTTAAGATTGCGACAAACGATGACTTTGTTGCAGGAGAACGTTTGATTGGCGGTACATCTGGTACACAAGCAATCATTCTTGACGTTATCAACTTTAAGTCAATCTTTGAAGTTAGTGCAAGTTCAATTGTCAAGAAAGGTTGGCAAACTGAAACTGGATTCTTGAACAACTCTCTGCAGAGAACTCATGATAATGACTACTACCAATACTTTGCATATGACCTCAAGTCTAAGGTTGCAATTGATAAGTGGGGATCTGCAGTTGAAGATCTGAACCACACTTCTGGATTCAAGAAGTTTGGTAATATGGTTGTTGAGTCTGATATTGCTCAGGCAGGTCTTGGAACAGATCAGAATGGTGGAGACTTCTTTGGATTTGGTGATATTGCATCTATTGTAGATATTAACTGTGAAAATGATATTGATCTTGTAAGAGAGAACAATATTTTTCTTGATAGAACTGCATCAAACCAAGTAATCTTTAACAATGTTGAACTGAAAGATTATCTTGAGTCTGTTGGTAACAGAGTCTTGATGATTGACGATCTTGCTGATCAATTTAATAGTAATCCAAGAGTTACTAAGTTCTCTACTGTTGACACATTTAAACTGGCTACAAACAGATTCAGAAAGTACCTGGTATTCATTAATGATGTTGTTCTTGCAGGAGAAACTCAGTCAAACCTGCTCGCACTTCTTCATGATGATTCGTTTGGATATATTAATCAATATGCAAGACTTTCCTCTGCACAGGAACTTGGTTCATTCGACTTTACCATTGTTGGTAATGAAGGAGCTGTCCTCTTCTATCCAACTAAAACAGAAGAGAATGATTATGACATTACTCTCGTATCCTTCTCTACAAATGATCTTGTAGAGTCTGAGGATATTGATTTTGGAACATCAGTTTCTGTTGCAGGAACATCGTTTAATGTTGGTGCAGGAACTACTACTGCAACAAACGTTGTTCAGATTCCAACTACAGAGCGTGGTGGTCACTTGATTCTTACAATCAAGGCATCTGATGGATCATACATGGAAGTTGATGAACTCAACTATGTCCATGATGGAACTGATGTCCACTTTATTGATTATGGGCAACTTGATACCGGATCTTTGGTTCCCGGAGGTTCTACTGGAATCGGTACTTATGGTGCAACTATCTCTGGTGGAAATGTCAATTTCCAACTGACTCCATTTGTCGGACTCTCAACGTCACATACCGTTAACACTCTGAAGATCGTATCTTCTGCATCCGGAACAGGAATTGGTTCTACTTCATTCCTTGACTCAGAATATAGGAGTACGTTCACACAAATCGCCGCGTCTGGATCACCAACTGCAACTACAATTTCCGAGTTTAATCATGACTCAAGTTATCGTGCAACTTATTGCACAGCAGTAATTACTGACACTACAAACACTGAGTATCAGATTACTGAACTTGCAGTAATGTATAACGATGGTAATGCATACTTGACTCAGTTTGGTGATGTCTTTACCAACATTGATCTTGGAGACTTTACTGTAGATAACAGTGGAGCACTCACTCAATTGAAGTTTACTCCAAATGCTAGCACTGCTGTTGATATCAGAGTATTCCAACAAGCAGTTGCTAATGAGCATAACACAGCTCTAAACAAAACTGTTGATTTGAACAACACTGCTCTTAATGCTGACTTTGGATCATACGTTGGTGCTGCAAATGCACTCGCAGATGAATTCGAGTTGACTTCAAGACAAGTTCCAATCTTCGAGAGATATTTCTTTGGTAATGACAGCAATGTTGTTGATCTCAGTCTCAACACAGTTGAAGTTCCACGTAACTTCTACGTTACTGGTGAAGAACTGGAATACACATATCAAGGTGCTGATGCAAGCACTGAAAACGCTGTTGGTATTGCAACAACAACGATCACTGGTATTGGTCTCACCGATAAACTTCCAAGATCTGTCTTTGCGATTAAGGACAATGAAAGACAACTGAGGTTTGCAGGATCTGCTGCAGATGCTAACGCAGCATCACCAAAAGCACTTGAAATCACTGCTGTTGGTATTGGAACATCACACTCTCTGAGTTCTAAGAACACTAATTCAAGATGTTTGATTAGTGTTGACAATATGATTCAGTCACCAATTGTTGCAACTGCTGTTACAACAACATTGACTAATGATGTCAGACTTGTCACCAATCAAATAAGTCTAACGGGTATCACTTCGATATTCTCTGGAGACGTATTGAAAGTTGACAATGAACTTATGAAGGTGGATACCGTTGGGTATGGTGCCGCGCAAACACTACTTGTCCGAAGGGGACACATGGGTAGTGGTATTCAGACTCACTCGTCTGGAGATCTTGTTTACAAGATGGAAGGTAATTATAACATTTCTAAGAACAAGATTCACTTCTCACAAGCACCATACGGATCTGTTCCTTTCACAAACCCAACGAACAGATACGACGAACAGGATTATGTTGGTCTGGTTACTGGATCAACTTTCTCAGGTCGTGTATTCACTAAGTCTGGTGAACTTGGAAATGATGCTTCGACGTATGGTAAGAACTATCTGTTCGATGATATTTCAGAAGCGTTCAGTGGATCAGCTAAAGATTTCATCTTGAGATCTGAAGGTAATGATATTGCTGGATTCTCAACTAGTAATGCTGTTGTTCTTGTTAATGGTATCTTCCAGATGCCAAGAAGACAAACTGGTGTCGTTGGAATTGATGGAGATTACTTCCTGACTGAAGGTACAACTGGTATCACCACAATTACGTTTACTGGTGATCCTAATGTATCTACAGATATCAATACTGCAAAACTTCCTAGATCTGGTCAGATTGTTTCTGTTGGTTCTACTGCAGGATTTGGTTTCCAACCACTTGTCGCTGCTGGAGGAACTGCAACAGTTTCTGTAGCAGGAACGATTTCCGCAATTAGTATCGGTAACACTGGTTCTGGTTATAGACCTGGTGTTCAACCAGTTGTTAACGTTGGTGTTGGAACGACAAGTCTTGGAACACCTAACATTGAGTTCATCGGAACCGCTGCTGTTCAGAATGGTCACGTTGTAAGTATCGCTATTACAAATCCTGGTGCTGGTTATACATCAACCAATCCACCAGTTGTATTCTTCGATGCACCTCTGTCATACAACAATATCCCACTCATTTACGCAGATACTTCAATCACAGGATTTGGTAGTGCTGCAACTGCTGATATTGTTGTTGGTAATGGATCTAGTGTCGTCAACTTTGAGATCAGAAATACTGGTTATTCGTATGGTCAGGGCGAAACTCTTACTGTCGCTATCGGCGGAACAGTTGGTATTCCTACCAATACAAGTCTGACATATGAAGAGTTCCAAATCTCTGTAGATAGAACTCATAGAGATCTGTTTGCTGGATGGAATCTTGGTGATCTTCAGGTTATGGACCCAATCGAGTCACTATTTGACGGTCAGAAGAAAGTATTCCCACTTAAAATCAACAGAGAGTTTACAACAATTAAGGCAAGAAAAGGATCTAACATCGACATTCAGGCAACTATGATTGTCTTTATCAACGATGTTCTTCAGGTTCCTGGACTTGCATATGAGTTTGAAGGTGGATCTTTGATCACCTTTACAGAAGCACCTGCTGCTGGTGATACTTGTAAGATTATCTTCTACAAAGGTAATGGTGATCGTGATGTTATTGCAGTCGATGTTCTGGAAAAAGTCAAAGTTGGTGATGGAATTACACTGAATAGTGATGATCTTGCGTATCAGCAAAATCAAAGATTCATCACTAAGATCAACGCAACTGATAATGCTTTTACCGATCTTTACTTTGCTCCTGGTGTTTCTACAGATGATCAACTCGAAAGACCTGCTAAGCTCTGCAGAATGACTGAAGATGCCATTATCAATGGCGTTGAAGTTGGTAAAGATAGAGCAATCTATGAACCCCAGATCAATCCAGTCACTACGATTATTTCTCCAATCGGCGTTTCTACCGATAGAGTATTTGTAGAGAGTGTCAAGACGTTCTTTGATAATGAAGCAGAATATCTGCCCGCAGCGAAGCAAAACAAATCAATTTTCGTCATTGATCAAGATGTTCGCATTGCTGCTGCCGCTACTGCAACAGTTTCTATCGCAGGAACAATTACAGAGTTTACACTTTCTAGTGGTGGTGTTGGATATTCGACAGCACCACACGTCATGTGCCCAGCGGCAGTTGGACTTGGTACAACGGCAAGAGCACAAGGAAGCGCAACTATTGTTGATGGAGTTATAACTTCTATCAGCGTTCTCAATGCTGGTCTTGGTTACACCTTCTCTAATCCTCCCGCAGTTCTGATTGAAGCACCTGCGCCTAAGAGAGAACTGATGGAGAAAGTTGACTATGAGGGTGACTTTGGTGATGTTGTTGGTGTCAAGACAACTTCTAACGCTGGTATCGGTGTAACATTTGGTTTGGTATTCGATCTCATCGTTCCACCAGGATCCTTTATTAGAGACACTTACGTCAATAACGTTGGTATGGGAACTACAGGTGTACCTGGAGTTCAGGAGAATTATCGCTTCGTAGTTTCAAATTCTAACGTAGGATCTGGAGTTACGTCACTGGATCGTTATGGAAACGTAGTTAGTGTCGGTTCTTCCTTTATAGATAATACTTACGAGGCTGTAGCAGTATCTGTTGCACAGACTAGTGTTCTTGGTCTCGGACAAACTTACGTTGCTCAGGTAACCGTAAATCTTGAGGGATGGGAAGGATTAAATACTTCCTTATCTGGAGTTGGTATGACTAACTTCTACGGAGAATATAGTTGGGGTCTGATCTCTGGTCTTACCAGAAAGAAACCACAATCATTCACCCGTTATAACAATGGACTGGCAGGTGTTTCTACCTCACCTTTGGTCCAGCGTTCGATTGCTCTAAAACATCGTAATTACACCACATAAATATAGAAAAAAACCCACAGCAATGGCTGCAATTATAACAGATCAATTTAGAATTTTGAACGCGAAGAACTTCGTTGCTGCTGCGAGTTCTTCCGTCAATTCTTACTATGCATTTGTTGGACTACCTAATGCAACTGAGGTTTCATCTACATGGAACACGAATCCTCCGTCACCGAAGGATAGTTTTGATGAAGAGCATTCCACCTACGATACTCTCGTAGCAGTGAAGAAGATTCCTGCTGAAAATATTCAGCAGATGGTTCGTAAGAGCAGTTGGAGTTCTGGTACAACTTACGACATGTACCGCCATGATGTAAGCAGAACAAAAACATCAAAACCTTCTGATGCAACTAGTTTGTATTCAGCAAACTATTATGTTGTAAATACAGATTTTAAGGTTTACATCTGTCTAGATAACGGAACAAATCCAGAAAACCCAGAAGGTAGACCATCTCTGGATGAACCCGACTTTACAGACCTGGAACCAAGAGCAGCTGGAACCAGTGGTGATGGATATATCTGGAAATATCTGTACACAATCAAACCAGCAGATATTGTTAAATTTGACTCTACTCACTTCATGCCAGTTCCCAAAGATTGGGAAACTAGCACAAGAGATGCAGCAGTTAGAAATAATGCAGAGACCAGTGGGCAGTTAAAGATTGTCAGTATCAATAATCGTGGCGTAGGTCTTGGTACAGCGAATAGAACATATACAAGAGTTCCTATCAAGGGAGATGGATTTGGTGCGGAAGCGACAGTTGTTATTAACAACAACTCCAAAGTCGGTTCTGTTACTATTTCAAAAGGTGGTAAAGGTTACACATACGGAACAGTTGACCTGGTAGCAGGTGGTGTTCCTGTAGGAAGTGTTGATCCAGTATTTGATGTCATCATTCCACCAAAAGGTGGTCATGGTGCAGACATCTATAGAGAATTGGGTGCATCCAATGTTCTGATGTACTCCAGAATTGAGAATGATGTTCAGAATCCAGACTTTATTACTGGCAACCAAATCTCAAGAATTGGTGTTATTGAAAATCCAACTGCTTTCAATTCAACAACATTATTGACTGATGAGAAAGCAAGTGGTCTTTATGCGTTGAAACTGGTTGGTGCTGGATATAGCACAGCCGTATTTGATGCAGATTCAAGAATCACTCAAACTGTTGGAGTTGGTTCTACTGCTGTTGGTAGAGTTGTTTCTTATGACACCAATACTGGTGTTCTGAAGTACTGGCAAGATAGAACTCTTGTTGGATTTAATACTGATGGGACTCAAAATAAGACCCCCGAATTTGGGTTCACACTTCATAGATTCAGTCCAACAGTAGGTGCTGGTGGAACTACTGAGATCAATGGCGGAAGCGTGACTTTGAATATTGACGAGCAGTTTAGTGGTCTGTCAACCTCAATAAATAGTAGGACATATTACTTTGGTCAAAACTTCGTCAGGGGTGTCGCTAATCCAGAAGTTGAAAAATACTCTGGAAACATTATCCACGTAGACAATAGACCATCTATTACAAGGTCTACGAACCAAAAAGAAGATATCAAGGTTATTTTGCAATTCTAAGGAATCATGCCGCAGTCTACCAACCTCAATATTTCACCTTACTTCGACGATTTCGATAAGGCGAAAGATTTCTACAAGGTTTTATTTAAACCGGGATATCCTGTACAAGCAAGAGAACTGACAACACTGCAGTCTTTCTTGCAGAATCAGGTTGAGCAATTTGGTAATCACATCTTCAAGGATGGATCTGTTGTCATCCCTGGACAGCTTTCGTATAACAAATTTGAGGCAGTAAAAGTTCTGCCTTCATATTTGGGTGTAGATGTAGACCAATACCTCAGTCTTTTGGTTGGACAAAAGATTGTTGGTAATGATTCCAAGGTAGAAGCGAAGATTGAATATTGCCTTCCTGCGGGAACGATTGATAACGAATTTGATACTTTGTATGTTTCCTATCTGGCGACCGGTACTGGTAATCAAGAAACATTCAATTCTGAAGAGAGACTAAATCTTGCTTCAGCTTTCACCTCTGGTTCCATTGTATTCCAATCTGGGGAAGGATTTGCAAACACTGCTGCTGATGCAATTAAGACAGGAAGTGCTGTCATTGTAGGTGCTGGTGTTTACTATCTTAGAGGATACTTTGTTGAGGTTGATGCACAAACTCTGATTCTTGATCCATATAGTGATGAACCCGATTACAGAGTTGGTTTTGATGTTATTGAAGAGATCATCACCCCAGATGATGATCAAAGTCTGAATGATAACGCTCAAGGATTTTCAAACTATGCAGCACCTGGTGCTGATAGATTAAAAATTACTGCAATCCTTTCTAAGAGAAATCTTGGAGAAACCTCCACAGAGAACTTTGTTTCTCTTATGGAGATTAGAAAAGGACAAATTTTTAGAAATACAACAGATACTCCAATCTATAATATTCTTGCAGATGAACTTGCAAGAAGAACTTCGGAAGAATCTGGAGATTATTATGTAAAACCATTCAAAGTAGAAGTTAGAAATACTTTGAACGATGGTATTGGAAATAATGGTGTATTTAATGCCACACAAAGAACATATAACAATCTAACTCCAAGTGAAGATCTTGGAACATATAAAGTTTCCCCTGGTAAAGCATATGTCAAGGGATATGAGGCAAAGATTAATGGAACCTCATATGTAGACTTTGCAAAACCAAGAACAACTAGACGAGAAAAAGAAGCAAGTATTGCTTATGAAACGGGTTCAACATATACACTGAACCGTGTGTATGGTGCTCCAACACTGGACATGTCATCTCCTTTCATTGTCTCTTTGAGATCTGAAAGAATTGGTGTTGGTGCAAGTTCACAAGGCGGTAAAGAAATTGGTCTTGCACGAGTCTATGACTTTGCATTAGAGTCTGGATCATATTCCGCTAACAATACCAATACTAATGAATGGGATGTTACCCTCTTTGATATTGATCCATATGTAGAGTTGTCTGTAAATCAGAATGTAACTCTGTCTACACCTGTTCGCATTCAAGGTAAAGCATCTGGTGCAACAGGATTCTTGAGATATGACGTAAATAATACTGGTATTGCAACAGTTTACGGTGTCAAAGGATCATTTGCTGCTAACGAAAAACTCATCTTTAACGGCAAAGAAGATACCAGCAGATTTACTACACTAGTTACAGAATTTGACACTTCTGATGTTCAGTCACTGACTCAACAGTCTGGTTCTGTTGTATTTGCTGGTGATGTTATCCAGCAAGCAGACCACAAAGTTGGATTTGCATCAATCACTGCTAGATCAGCAGGAAGTTCTACGATTAGTATCGCATCAGGATCTAGCAACTTTGTATTCAATAATAATGCAAAAGTTGGTCAACTCGTAAGATATACAGTTCCTGGCGACAACGTACCAACCATCAATAGAATTACTGCAGTAGACGTTAAGTCGGTTACTGTTACTGGAGTTACTACTGTTACAGGAGTTTGTGAAGGTTCTCCAAATACTTCTGCACAGAGTGTAAATGATCTAGAACTTCTTGGATCAAAATTCCAATCATCTACTGACAACACTCTTTCCACACAACTTCCAAAACCATATGTCAAGAGCATTGACTTTACTGATGCTCAACTGACTATCAGAAAAGAGTATTCTGTTACGATTACTAATAATCAAACAAATACAGTAGAAGCTGATGAAAGTGAAACTTTCCTTCCATATGATGAAGAAAGATATGTTCTCATTCGCGATGACGGATCTCATGAAATTCTGAGATCTGACAAGTTTACTTTCAATGCAGACTCTAGCGAACTGACTATTAGTGGTCTTGGTGCAAACGACAATAATGCAAGACTTATTGCTACTCTGAGAAAGATTAACGTCAAGAGTAAAGTCAAGAATAGAAATAGAGTTCAAAGATTGGTTATTGGTAATGATGCAAATACTGGTGCAGGTATCGGAACGACAACTCTTAATAACGGACTTACATCTAGTTCTGTTTATGGAACCAGAGTTCAAGACGAAGAAATTTGTCTGAATATTTCAGATGTAACTAAAGTCTATGGTATTTTTGAATCCAGCACTACGTCCAACGCATCAGAACCCGAACTTACTTTCCTGTCAATCAGCGGACCTTCTAATAAAACTGGAGATCTTCTTATTGGAGAAAGAGTAATTGGTAGAACATCTGGCGCAGTATGTGTACATACAGGAAGAGTCAATGATCTGAAGATTTCTTTCGTATCACTGAACCAGAATAAATTTGCTGTTGGAGAAACTGTAGATTTTGTTGACTCTGGACACACCGCTGTAATCAGTGATGTTTCTATTGCAGATAAAAATATCTCTGAAGACTTTACGCTTGATACCGGAAAAACAGACACTCTGTACAATTATTCCAAACTGGTACGTAAATCTGGTAGAACTCCTACCAGAAGATTGACGGTTATTTTTGAGTCGGGATCTTATTCTGGATCCGATACTGGTGATATTACTACAGTAAATTCATATGATGGATTTGACTATAGCGATATTGCACCTGAGAGAACAGGACAAAGTGATCTTATTGATCTTAGACCAAGAGTTTCTGAGTATGTAACAAGCGTAAGATCTCCGTTTGAATTCTTATCAAGAACATTCTCTGAGACAAATAACTCAGCTAAGAATATTCTTGCATCGGATGAATCAGTTGTTCTGACATATGATCATTATCTGCCAAGAATTGATTCTATCTATTTTACACAAGCATCAGATCTCCAATTAGTTACTGGAGTTCCATCAGAATTCCCTGCTGCACCAAAAGCAGTTGACGGTGCGATGAAGATTGCAGAAATCTTCTTACCACCATATCTGGTTGATCCTGGCAATGCGATTCTTTCATTGCCTACTCATAAGAGATATCAGATGAAGGATATCTATAAACTTGAGAATAGAATTAAGAATCTTGAGGATTATACAACCCTTAATCTTCTTGAGACCAAGACTGAGAGTCTGTCTATTAAAGACGAAAATGGTCTCGACAGATTTAAGTCTGGTTTCTTTGTTGATAACTTCAGAAATATCAACTTCCAAACCAAGAAAGGTATTGTCAAGAACTCCATTGATAGAAAAAATCAAGAACTGAGACCAACTCACTTCACAACAGAGATTGACCTTCTGATTGGTTCTAAGTCTCTGATTGGTATTGGTGCATCCGTAGATCCAAATGCAGACGCTAGGTTTGTTACCGATCTTATTGGCGCAAATGTAAGAAGAACTGGTCAACTCATTACTCTTGACTATGAAGATGTTGAATATGTATCAAACCCATTTGCAACAAGATCTGAGAATGTAACTCCATATCTGGTCACCGATTACTTCGGAACTATTGAACTGCAACCCTCTTCAGATCTTTGGACAGATCAAACTAGACTACCTGATCAACATTTTGAAATTGATCTGGTTTCACCTGCAAGAGCGCAGATGGCAGCTCTGGGATATGATACCCAGAATGGTTGGTCCAACGTTGTTTGGGATAGTTGGCAGACCGATTGGGTTGGTGTAGATGTAAACTCAACATCATCCACATCAAGTGTAACTAATAGAACAGTTAGTGAAGCAAACCGAGGACGAGGGGGCTGGAGAAGACCGAGAAATAGAAATTTTGGTGGTAATATTATTGATACAACGGTAGAAACGACTACCACAGAAACCACTACAACAATTTCTCAGGGTCAAAGTAGAACTGGTCGCCAAATCCGTATCGAAGAAGAATCAAACACAGTTTCTGAGGGCGATAGAGTTGTCTCTAGTGAACTCTCTGCGTTCATGAGATCCAGAAACATTGAGTTTACTGCAAGAAAATTCAGACCATTTACTGAAGTACATGCATTCTTCGATGGTGAAGATGTAAGTGCTTTCGTTACACCAAAACTCCTTGAGATCGAAATGACCTCAGGAACTTTCCAAGTTGGTGAAACGGTTATTGGTAGAGTTGGTGGCAATCAGGAGATTAGATTCAGAGTTGCTCAACCAAATCACAGATATGGACCTTTCAACTCTCCATCAGATCTGTTCTTCTTCAATCCATATGATCAAGAGTCAACAGCTCTACTTCCATCGACATATTCTGCAACCTCTGAAATTCTGAATATTGATATTGCAAGTCTCGCAGAGCAACCACAAGGAGACTTCTTCGGAAGACTTCTTGCTGGTGCAACTCTGAGAGGGCAAACTAGTGGAGCACAGGCATCAGTATCACGTATCAGACTTGTTTCTGATAATGTCGGAACAATCATTGGATCATTCTTGATTCCAGATTCAAGTGTTGCTTCAAACCCACAGTTTGAAACTGGAACAAAGACATTCAAACTGACTAGTGATAGAACAAACAATACACCAGAAGGATCTAGAAAGAATGAAGGTCAAGAAAACTACTATGCAATGGGTCTTCTGAATGAAGTTCAGGAAACATTCAGAACAACTAGAACTCCAAGAATTGATAGTAGAACTAGATCAGAAACCAGAACTCTTTCTGCTAGTGATACTTCTACAACATCCGCTGTTACTGGAGTAACAGTTGTCGATAGAACTCCACCCCCACCACCAGGAGACGATGGCGGCGGCGGCGGAGGCGGCGGCGGTGGTGGTGGTGACCCACTTGCCCAAACCTTTAAGGTTGTAGAAGCTGGTGGATGCTACATTACTAAGGTTGACGTATTCTTTAGATTGAAGGATACAAACGATGTTCCAGTCGTTTGCCAGTTGAGATCTGTTGAGTTGGGAACACCAACTACAGATGTTTATCCATTTGGTGAAGTTGTTCTTGATCCAGCAGGCATTCAACTGTCCGAAGATGGTACTGTAGCAACTACAATCACATTCCCATCCCCAGTTTATCTAAAAGGTAGTGGTACAGAACACGCTCTTGTTCTTCTGTCAGATTCAACTTCATATGAAGTATGGATTTCAAGATTGGGAGAAGCTGATATTACTACATCAGGTTTAGCAGAATCTCAGCAGGTTATCGTAACTGAGCAACCTCTTCTGGGTTCAATGTTTAAATCTCAGAATGGATCTGCATGGACACCAACTCAATATGAAGACGTGAAGTTCACTTTGTATAGAGCAGAATTCAGTTCAATCAACGGAAATGTAAGTTTCTACAACCCAGAGTTAAGTAAGGGTAATAAGCAAATTGCTCATCTGATGAAGAACTCTGTTGAAATGAATGCAAGAAGACTGAAAGTTGGACTTGCAGCCACTGTGACCGATACCAATTTTGTTGTTGGTACACAAGTATTCCAAGGAACTGGAGTAGGTCATTATGTCTCTGCTGCCGGTATCGCAACTGGTAATCTGTCAATCACTAATGCTGGATTGGGTTATTCAAATGGAAACTTCCCAAATACAGCATTGACAAATGTCACAGGATCTGGTTCTGATGCAGTAGCACACGTCACAGTTCTCAATAACGTTGCAACTGCGGCAACTATTACCACTGGTGGTTCTGGATATCGCGTAGGTGATGTATTGACAGTTACAAGTCTTGGTGGTAGCCCACTGGGTCAGAACATGAGACTTTCTATCGCAGAACTGGGTGGTCTTAATGAACTTGTTATCGATAAGACTCAAGGAACATTTGGTGTAGGATCATCAATTTCTTACCTTAGACCAGATGGACTTCAGGTCGGTCTTAATGATGCTAGTGTAAATGCGACTAGCGTGACCCCAGATAACGAAGCATTTGATGGTCTTCATATTAAGATCAATCATAAGAACCATGGCATGTATGCTCTGAACAATAACGTCACTATTTCTGACGTTAAGTCTGATATCATTCCTACAAAGATTTCTTCTGCATATGGAAGAGATTCAGTCACCGATCTGTTTGTCGATGATGTTACTCAGTTCACCACTTATGAGAATGTTGGTGTTGCAGCAACCAACCCCGGATATGTCAGAATTGAAGATGAAATTATTGCATATACTGGAGTAACTGGAAACAGTCTCACTGGTATCACTAGATCTATTGATGAGACTAAAGCATTCTCGTATGACCAAGGAACTGAAGTTTCTAAGTATGAAGTGAATGGAATCTCACTTAGAAGAATTAACAAGCAACACACTCTACAAGATGTATCTTTCGCATCAACTAAACAGTTTGATCTTGATTACTATTATCTGAAGATTGATCCTTCGGGAGATGGTGTATCTCTTCCAGAGGGACTTATTGACAGAAGCACTTCAGGAGTTTTTGCTCCTCTCTACATTACCGAGACTAAGGCAACAGGTGGTAGTGATGCTTATGCAACACAAAATATTCCATTCGAATTGGTAAGACCAAACATTCAAACGTTTGCACCAATTCAAACATCTGTTTCTGCAGCATTGAGAACTGTCAGCGGATCTAGCGTTGATGGTAACGAAGAAGCATACTTAGATATGGGATTTGAACCAATCAATCTCAATGACAACAATTACATGTCATCACCAAGAGTTGTTGCCGCAAGATCTAATGAGACTGCTGCTCTTAGCACGTTGCCAGGTAGTAAGTCATTTGAAGTCAATGTTCTTATGAAGACTGCTAACTCTTATCTGTCTCCTGCCATTGACCTCGACAGAGTTGGTATGGTTCTCTCTTCCAATAGAGTCAACAGTCCAATCTCCGATTTCTCTGCGGATAACAGAGTATCTTCTATCCTTGACGATCCACATACTTTTGTTTACGCAACTAACCCAATTGAACTTGAACTCCCAGCCACAACGCTTAGAGTCATGGTCAGTGCATACGTAAACACACAAAGTGATCTTAAGATGCTTTATGCAATCAGCAATGATATTGGTGAAGAGATGCTTTACTATCCATTCCCAGGATATGATAATAAGGATGCTGCAGGAAATGTAATTGATGCGTCTAAGAACAGTGGACTCTCAGATACCAAGATTGCCAAGTCTGACAACTTTGGAAACCTGAGCAGAGAACTGAACTTCAGATCTCTCACATTCACGGTGGATAACCTGCCAGACTTCAGATACTTTAGTATCAAACTGGTCGGTAGCGGTACTGATCAAGCGCATCCACCAAGAGTTCAAGATTTCCGAGTCATTGCTCTTGCATAAGGTATAACATATGTCAAAAAAAGTTGAAGTTGAAGGTTATAGTGGGCTGGTCCGAGATCAGTCCACCAATGCTATAATCAATAATAATGTTTCGGAATATCAAAACTATCTTCGGATGAAATCTAAGAGAGACGAAGAAAATCTTAGAGTTCTTGACATGGAGGAAGATTTGACTAAACTGAAATCGGATATTGAAGAACTCAAACAACTACTAAGGAGTCTAATCAATGATGGATCCAGACAAGATTGAACTCGCATCGATGGGTAAGTCTTTCTCATATGAGAAGATTTCTCGCGATATAGATACTATAGGTGATATTGACCTGGTACGGAATATTGCCAAGTCATATGCAAAATTATATCTAAAGCAGCAAGAAGTTCTGAAGGTTATCGATGGCACAGCCTAGCACTAGACAGGGGTTAATTGATTACTGCAAAAGGAGACTAGGCGCTCCTGTTCTGGAGGTCAATGTTGCCGACGAGCAGATTGATGATCTTGTGGATGATGCTTTACAGTATTTCTACGAGAGACACTTCGATGGCGTTTATCAAACGTATCTGAAGTATCAACTCACAGCAGATGATATTGCCCGTGGAAAGGCAGGTTCGGGTGGAGTTGGAATCACAACAACTACAGTTTCCCATAGCGTAGGAAATAGCACTTCATTTAAATTTGAAGAGAACGGAAACTACTTACCAGTTCCACCCTCAGTTATAGGCGTAAATAAAATTTTTAAATTTGACGGAGCAAATACTGTCACTAACAATATGTTTAGTGTCAAGTATCAGATGTTCCTGAATGACATTTACTACTGGGGTTCAACAGAAATGTTGACCTATGCAATGACCAAGACTTATCTAGAAGATCTTGATTTCTTGCTCAATACTGATAAGCAAATTAGATTCAATCAAAGACAAGACAGACTTTACCTCGACATCGACTGGGGTTCAGTTACTGAAGGACATTTTATTGTCATTGATTGCTATAGAACAGTCGATGCAAATGATTATTCCAGAGTCTGGAACGACTCTTTTATCAAACCATATCTGACAGCATTGATTAAGCGTCAGTGGGGACTCAACATGATGAAGTTTACTGGAGTTAAACTTCCTGGTGGCGTTGAACTCAACGGCAGACAAATGTATGACGATGCGGAGAAAGACCTCGAAGTAATTCGAGAGCAGATGTCAAATACATATGAACTTCCACCAATGGATATGATCGGTTGATGCTATGACACTTAATCCATTCTTTTTACAGGGCTCACCAACAGAGCAAGGTCTTGTACAAGATCTAATTAACGAACAACTCCGCATGTATGGAGTTGAGTGTCATTATATTCCTAGAGAATTTGTCACTCAGGGAACAGTCATCAAAGAGGTTATCGAATCTAAGTTTGATTCTGCATATCCTCTTGAAGCATATGTTGACAATTTTGATGGTTATGAGGGTCAAGGAACTCTTCTGAGTAAGTTTGGTATTACTCCAACTACAGAGTTAAACCTTACAATCTCAAGAGAGAGATTTGAACTTTATATTGGAGATCTCGCAAACTTAGATCCAAATAGACCAAGAGAAGGTGACTTGGTTTATTTCCCTTTGGGCGATCGTATCTTTGAAGTTAAGTTTGTAGAGGATGCAGATCCTTTCTATCAACTCAAAAAGAATTATGTTTACAAACTGAAGTGTGAACTCTTCAGACCTCAGTCCGAAGAACTCAATACTGGTATTGCTGAGATTGATGATACTATTGATAATGAGGGATACACACAATCTCTCGTTATGGTTGGTCTCGGAACAACTGCATCTGCCACATCAATTACTGCAGATGGTGGTGTTAGAAAGGTAACTATCCTCAATAGAGGAAACAATTTTGTCACAAGACCAAGAGTTGCTATTTCTTCTGCACCTACACCAGCAAACACTGCCGTAGGTATTGCAACATTGATTGGTGGACTTGTAAATTGCAATGGAGTTTCTCAAGGAAACTATAAAGTTCAAGGTGTAGAGTTTTCTAATACTGGTGCTGGATATACTGTAGCACCGAACATTGTATTTGTTGGTGGGGAAGGAGTTGGTGTAGCAGCAACCACAACAATCGCTGATGGTGTAATCAGATCGATTACAGTTAGTGATGGTGGAGCTGGATATGCAACTCCACCAGTCGTTACAATCGCTGCTCCTGGCGGTGGAGGTGCTCAAGCAGTAGCATCTGCATATATCAATAGTGCCGGTGTTGTTACTTCTATTCTCCTTAGAGATGGTGGATCTGGATATACCGGAACACCAACCATTACAATTGGAGATCCGAACCAGGGCAACAGTAATGTTGGAACCGGAACTTACTTTAAGAATGAAACTGTCACAGGAAATATTAGTGGTACAACTGCATTAGTTAAGACTTGGGACGGAACAACTCTTGACGTATACAGAATTGATGGAACTTTTGTCGCTGGTGACGTAATTGTAGGTGCAGCATCTAGTGCTGAGTATAGAATTAAGTCTTATAATATTGATGATATTGTTGATCCATATGCAGACAACGATACTATCGAGACAGAAGCTGATGCAATTCTGGATTTCTCAGAGACAAACCCATTTGGTACGCCATAAATAACTAAATCGTGTAGGATTCAAAATGTTTGAATATTATTATCACGAGATTTTGAGGAACACGATTGTTTCATTTGGAACTCTCTTCAACAATCTCCAAATTAAACATAAAGATGAATCGGGAGATGACTATAACGTCATCAAGGTTCCTCTTGCATATGGTCCTACACAAAAGTTTTTGGCGAGACTGGAGCAATCACCAGATCTGAGCAAACCAGTTCAGATGTCATTGCCCAGGATGTCGTTTGAGTTTACATCTCTTACTTATGACACGAGTCGTAAAGTAAGCACAACTCAGACATTTACAACTTCTCTGGCGTCTGATAAGAAGGCGATTAGAAAAGTCTTCATGCCAGTTCCATATAATATGGCATTTGAGTTGGCGATCTATACAAAGATCAACGACGACATGCTTCAAATTGTTGAACAAATTTTACCATATTTCCAACCACACTATAATCTTTCAGTAAATCTCGTTAGTGTGATTGGAGAGAAAAGAGATATCCCTGTCATCTTCGAAGGTATCACGATGACAGACAACTACGAGGGCAATTTTGATACTCGTAGAGCACTCATCTATACACTTAGATTCACAGCTAAGACTTATCTTTACGGACCTGTTGCAGACGTATCCAAGGACGTTATCAAAAAGGTTACTGTTGGATATACTGCTGGCGGACAAAGCACTACACAAACAAGAGATCTTTCTTACAGTGTAGAACCAAGAGCAACCAAAAACTATACTGGTGATGCTTCAACTACATTAGCAGAAAATCTTACTAAGACAGAGACATCTGTTGAAGTGGCAGATGCAACCGACATTCCTGAAAACACATACATCTATATCGGTCAAGAAGAAATGTATGTCACCAAGAAAACTGGTAATGTTCTGACTGTAAAGCGTGGTCAAGACACTTCAATCGCCGCAGAACATGTTCTTGGTGAAGGTGTATTCAAGATTGACGCTGCAGATAATGCGTTGATTGAAGCGGGTGATGACTTTGGATTTAATGGATTATGACCAAAAAATTTGATAAGTTAAATGATGAATTCAATGTGGATGCAGATATTGTTCCTGCATCTAATACTGATATTGTGAAAAAAATTGATGCCGCAGATAGAGTTTCTGATGATATCAGAAAAGATTATGATTACACAAGAGGAAACTTATATTCAATTATCGAAAAGGGGCAAGAGGCACTAAACGGAATTTTAGAACTTGCTCAGGAGAGTGAGATGCCCAGAGCATATGAAGTTGCTGGGCAGTTGATTAAGAACGTTGCTGATGCAACCGATAAACTTATGCTACTTCAACAAAAACTCAAAGATGTTGAGGAAGAGAAGCAGCAGAAAGGACCATCTACAGTCAATAACGCATTATTTGTTGGTAGCACAGCTGACTTAGCAAAAATGCTAAAGGACATGAATAAAGAAGAGGATAAATAGTTAAAAAAGTTCCATGGCAGTACCTACAGTAAACATTCAAATTGAACAGGGTGCTGATTTTGCTACCACCTACACTATTACTAATAGTGATGGATCCGTTTATAATCTGACCGGAGCATCTGCTGTAGCAAAAGTTAAAAAGTATCCTGGAGCATCGTCATCTAGCAGTATGTCTACCAGTTTGATCGCATCTACTGGAAAAATTCAGGTATCTCTAGCGAATACTATTACATCAGAATTGGACCCAGGTAGATATTATTATGACATTCTAGTCACTGACTCCAGTAATAAAAAAACTAGAGTTATTGAAGGTCAAGCAATAGTCACCCCAGGCAATCTCTGATGGCAGAACTTAGAGTAACAAGAGATAGAACCAGTCAGGTTCAGGCAAGAATTGCACCAGAATCTGATCAAAATAAAAGCACAGACTTTAGTTATAGCGTTTCCGTTGCAAGAACTGTCGTGGCAGAAAATTTCGCAGATTTAGCAGACGTAGACACGTCAAACTTATCCGGAAAGGATAAGTATGTGGTTCAGTATAATATTAGAACTCAAAAATTTGAATTGGTGAACCCAGATAAAGTCTTGAGTGATGCAACCACTATGACAGATGGTCCTGGTCTGCCAAGCGATTTCTTGGATCAATTGGATACAGATCTCGACGATCGTATCGATATGGATGCAGGATCTTTTTGATCTAAATAGTAAAAGCATAATTTTATATGTAATAAGATGCCTGCACCAGTCATTCAGTTTAAAAGAGGCGTACTGACTAACCTGCCTGGTTTGAGGGCTGGCGAACCAGGATTTACTACCGACAGTTACGATCTCTATGTCGGTATCGACTCAACAACTTCTGCTAATAAATTTGTTGGTTCAAATAGATTCTGGACAAGAAATACTGGAACCACTGGTAGTGGTGTCAATCTTGTAGAAGGAACAGATAACGGATCAAATTATATTACTCTCGCATCGCCAGCAAGACTCGCTGGTATTGTCACATACTATTTCCCCGATTCTCAAGGATCTGCAAACCAGGTTCTTTCCAATGATGGATCTGGAAATCTTTCTTGGGTTAATAAGTCTGATCTTGGTGGTATAACGACGTTTACCGCTGTTGTAGATAACGAACTTGGAAACGTTGATAGTGGTGCTGTTCAGATTGATGGTGGTCTTGGTATCGCATCCAACACCACTGTTGGAGGAAATCTACACGTAATTGGTTACTCTGAGTTTGTCGGAGTTGTAACCTTCAAAGGTGGAGCAATCGGACTTGGTGATGCAGACACCGATACCATCACAGTTGGTGGTGAATTTGGGTCAAGTCTGATTCCAACTGATGACGATACACATAACCTTGGATCAGGTGCTAAGAGATGGAAGAACGTAACTCTCTCTGGCATTGTTACGGCAGCATCATTTAATGGTAATGTAACAACCAATAGTCTGACAGTAAGTGGTGCTGGAGTCACCGCTATTCTCGATGAAGATGGTCTGACATCGGATCGTGCTGATGCATTGGCAACTCAGCAGTCAATTAAGGCATATGTTGATGCTCAAGTAACAGCACAAGATCTCGACTTTGCTGGAGATTCTGGAACTGGTGCAGTTGATCTTGACAGTCAGTCTCTTACGATTGCTGGTACAGCAAATGAGATTGAGACTTCAGCATCAGGACAAACTCTGACAGTTGGTCTTCCAAACAACGTTACCATTGGAAACAACCTGACAGTTAGTGGAAACCTGTTCGTTAATGGTTCCACAACTCAAGTCAATACAACTTCATTGACCGTTGAAGACGCTCTGATTGAAGTTGGAATGGTTGATGGTAGCGCACCATCTTCAGACCTCAATATCGACTTAGGTCTTCTGCTTAACTACTATGACGGTAGTGCTAAGAAGGCTGCTGTTTATTGGGATGAAAGCGTAGGAAGAATTGTTCTTGCTAACGAAGTCAGTGAGAACACAGGTGTTCTGACTGCAAGCGAGTACGGTACACTTGAAATCGGATCACTGTTCCTCAACGATTGTGCAGGATCATCTCAAGTCATTTCTTGCACCGGATCAACCCGTTCTCTTGAGAACATAACTATTGATGCAGGTACATTCTGATAATTAATGGCAAGTGAAACTGATCTTAAGTATCTACTGAATACATATCAAAAACGAACCATGGATTTATTCACACAACTCGTGGTCGCTGAAACTAAATTAGAACAAGCGAATACTCAAATACGTGAACTGCTTGAGCGTTTGAAAAAATACGAAGAAGACGCAAAAGCAGACACGTATTAATTACCTAAATATCATTATGATTAAACTCCTATCTCTATAGGAGTCTACGGTATATACCGAAAATGTTAATTTGACCTGATGGCAAATCCAAATATCAAGATCAAAAGGTCGGCTGTCCCTGGCAAGCGACCCACACGGACTCAGCTACCTTTAGGTGAGTTAGGTCTCAACACTTACGACGGACAACTATTTGCTCAAGTTGACACTGGTGGTGTCGGCATTGGGACAACTGTTGCTTCGCTTACTCCCTGGAAAGAAACCTATGGGAGGACAGCGGTCTATTATGACAACTCCGTTGGTGTTGGCACGGATTCTGTCACAGAAAAATTAACCGTTTTCGGTGATGCTTCGATTTCTACTGACCTTAGTGTTGGCGGAAACCTGAATGTATCGGGCGATCTTGTTTACGATGAGGTAACAGGTCGAAATCTAAACATATCTGGTATTGCAACATTTTCAAATGTTGTTATCACTGGTTCCGTTAGTGCAGCGAGTAGCACTGGAACAAATGGGCAATATCTAGTTTCTACAGGAACTGGTGTCACCTGGTCATCAGCAGCATCTATTCGTTCTGGATCATCAACTGTTGCGACAGCAGGAACTGATAGATTCGCTGTAAATTACACCGCTGGTCTTCTTGACGTATATGTTAATGGTGTAAAACTAGCACCATCAGACTTTACAGCATCTAGTGGATCTCTTGTCATTTTAAATGAAGAGATGTATGGAGGGGAAGTTGTAGACTTCCATGCTTTCTCACCATCATCTACAGGTGCTGCACCAAATATTTTACATACACCACCATCTACCTCTAGTAGTAACGGAATCGCAGGACAGCAAGCATACGATTCTGACTACTTATACGTCTGTATTGCAACGAACAGTTGGAAGAGAGTCGCTCTTAGCACTTTCTAAATAATTGATGTGAGCCTAGTCTTTCGGAGGAAAGACGATGACGGTCATAATGTACACTTTTACAGACTCACATGGCGTTCAATAGAGAACTGTCACAGTTTGCATCGTTCCTGGAGCTCGATGCATCTGCGAATTATATCGGACTTACGTCCACATCTAGCTCCACAAAACTGGGTATTGGTACTGCCTTCCCAGATTCTAAGTTCACAGTAGTCGGTGATGTTCGCATCACAGGTATTACTACAGCATCTGGATTTGTTGGTCCTTTGACCGGCAACGTAACTGGTAACGTAACCGGAGACGTAACAGGTGACCTGACTGGTAATGTTACAGGTGATGTAACAGGTAATGCTGATACCGCTACTGCACTGGCAACATCAAGAACTATCGGACTCTCTGGAGATCTGAGTGGTTCAGCATCATTCGATGGTTCTGCTAACGCAACCATCGCCGCTACAATCCAACCAAATTCGGTTGCACTTGGAAGCGACACCACCGGCAACTATGTTGGCGAAGGTGCTGTTTCTGGTAATGGTCTTTCTGGATCACTTTCAGCAGAAGGTGGTACTTTCACCGTTACTTCAAACGCAACTGCAGCAAACACCGCATCAACCGGCGTCTTCAGAGACGGATCTGGTAACTTTGCCGCTGGCACTATTACCGCAGATCTGACTGGTGACGTAACAGGTAACGCTGACACAGCAACTACTCTGGCATCTGCTAGAACTATTGCTCTGAGTGGAGACGTTACAGGTTCTGCATCGTTTGACGGATCAGCAAACGCTACAATCGCAGCAGCAATTGCAGCAAACTCCGTTGCCATGGGCACGGATACCACTGGTAATTACGTTGCAACGGTTGCTGACGCTGGTTCAGGTAGAATCACCGTTTCAGGTTCTGGTTCTGAGACCGCAGCAGTCACTCTGGATCTTGCAGATTCAGGCGTAACCGCAGCATCTTATGGTTCACAGACCGAAATTCCTGTTATTACCGTTGATGCTAAGGGTCGTTTGACCGCTGTTTCAACCGCTTCTGTCGGTACTGCACTGACAGTAACTGGTGATTCGGGTTCTGAAGATATCAATCTTCTGAACGAGTCTCTGTCTATCTCTGGTGGCACAAACGTAACCACAACTGCTGCTTCTAACGGAGTTTCAGTTGCTCTGGATCCTAACGTCAGCCTGACAACTCTGACTGCTTCTGGTGCAGTAACTGGTTCCCAGTTCAACACTGGTGCAGAAGGTTCAGCAATTCGCGTTACTTCTAACACGATTTCTGGTCCCGCAACTCTGACCATTGACCCTGCTGGTGTTGGTGACAACACAGGTACGGTTGTCATTGCTGGTGACCTTCAAGTTGATGGTACACAAACCATCATCAACTCGACAACAGTAACAGTTAACGATAAGAATATTCAGGTTGCTGATGGCGCTGCTAATGATGCAGCTGCTGATGGCGCTGGTATTACCGTTAACTCTGGTGACGGCGATAAGACATTCCAGTTCCAAGCAACTGGTGACAACTTCGGTTCATCCGAAAACATCAACCTGGCAACAGGTAAAGTACTGAAGGTCAACAACACCGAGGTCCTGAGTGCAAACTCACTGACCATCGCTAACGTTGCTGCTTCAGGTATTGTTACTGCAACCGGCGGATTCGTTGGTGACGTAACAGGTAATGCAGACACCGCAACTACTCTGGCAACTGCTAGAACAATCGCACTGAGTGGCGATGTTGCTGGTTCTGTTTCCTTCGATGGTTCTGCTAACGCAACCATTGCTGCGACAATTCAATCAAACTCCGTTGCTCTCGGAAACGATACAACTGGAAACTACGTTGCAACTGTCGCTGATGCTGGTAACTCCAACATCACAGTTTCAGGTTCTGGATCAGAAACTGCAGCCGTAACTCTTGACCTGTCAAACTCAGGCGTATCTGCTGGATCTTACGGTTCAACTTCAGCAATCCCTGTCATCACTGTTGATGCTAAGGGACGTATCACTAGTGCTTCAACCGCTGCTGTTGGTAGTGGTCTGACCGTAACTGGTGACTCAGGTTCTGAAGACATCAACCTGCTTACAGAATCACTGGCAATCACAGGTGGTTCAAACATCACATCGACCGCAGCGTCGAACGGTGTTTCACTCGCACTGGATTCAAACATCACTCTGACTAGCGTAACTGCTAATCTGACTGGTGACGTAACTGGTGACGTAACAGGTAACGCTGATACAGCAACTGCTCTGGCAACCGCTAGAACAATCGGTGGTGTATCCTTCGATGGTTCCGCAAACATCAGTCTTCCTGGTGTAGATACAACTGGTAACCAGGATACTTCTGGTAACGCTGCAACTGCAACTGCACTTGCAACCGCTAGAAACATCGGTGGTGTATCCTTCGATGGTTCATCTGACATCAACCTCCCAGGTGTAAACGCAACTGGTAACCAGGATACTTCTGGTAACGCTGCTACAGCAACTGCTCTGGCAACTCCTAGAACAATCGGTGGTGTATCCTTCGACGGTTCTCAGAACATCGATCTGCCTGGTGTAAACGCAACTGGTAACCAGGATACTTCTGGTAACGCTGCTTCTGCTACCATTCTTCAGAATGCTAGAACAATCGGTGGTGTATCCTTCAACGGTTCTGCAAACATCGATCTGCCTGGTGTTAACACCGCAGGTAACCAGAATACTTCCGGTAATGCTGCAACTGCAACTGCTCTGGAAACCGCTAGAACAATCGGTGGTGTATCCTTCGATGGTTCAGCTAACATCAACCTTCCCGGTGTAAACGCAACTGGTAACCAGGATACTTCTGGTAACGCTGCAACTGCAACTGCACTTGCAACATCTCGCGACTTCAGTGCATCTGGTGATGCAACTGCTGCTGCTGTTGGCTTCGATGGATCAGGCAACGTTGACCTGGCATTGACTCTGGCAAACTCTGGTGTATCTGCTGGATCTTACGGTTCAACTACATCAATCCCTGTTATCACCGTTGATGCTAAGGGTCGTCTGACTGCAGTAAGCACTGCTTCCGTTGGTACTGCTCTTACCGTAACTGGCGATTCTGGTTCTGAGGACATCGATCTTCTGACCGAATCACTGAGCATCTCTGGTGGTACAAACCTCACATCCTCAGCTTCTTCTAACGGCGTAACCCTGAACCTCAACGATTACGTTGATTCAACCGGTTTCACCGCATCTGGAGTTTCAACCGCAACTGCATTCCATACAGGTGCAGAAGGTTCAGCAATCCGTGTTACCACTAGCACGATCTCTGGTCCTTCAACTCTGACTCTGGACCCTGCTGGTGTTGGTGACAACACAGGTACAGTCGTCATTGCTGGTAACCTGCAAGTTGATGGTACTCAGACAATCGTTAACAGCACGTCTGTTACGATCGATGACCTCAACATCATGGTTGCTGACGGTGCTGCTAACGACGCAGCTGCTGATGGTGGTGGTTTCACTGTTCAGTCTGGCGACGGTAACAAGACCTTCCAGTTCGAAGCAACTGGAGACAACTTCGGTTCTTCTGAGAACATCAACCTGGCATCAGGCAAAGTTCTCAAGGTAGCAAACACTGAGATCCTCAGCGCAACTGCACTGAGTCAAAACGTTGTTGTTGCTGCTGCTTCTGTTGACATCGATGGCGCAACCGATATCGGTGGTGCTCTTTCTGATGGAGACGAGTTCCTGGTTGATGACGGCGGTAACGGTACAAACCGTAGAACCGACGCTTCAAGAATCTCTGACTTCGTATTCAACAAGGTCAGCGGAGACGTTGTAATCGCATCTAACGGTGCTGCAACAATCCAAGCAAACTCTGTTGCACTGGGTAGCGATACCACTGGCAACTATGTTGGCGAAGGTGCAGTTTCCGGTAATGGTCTGAGCGGTTCTCTGTCAGCTGAAGGCGGTACTTTCACTGTTACTTCAAACGCAACCGCAGCGAACACAAACAGCACTCTGGTCTTCAGAGACGGATCTGGCAACTTTGCTGCTGGAACCATCACTGCTGCTCTGACTGGTAACGTAACAGGTAACCTGACCGGTGATGTAACCGGCGACGTAACTGGCGATCTGACTGGTAACGTTACAGGTAACGTAACTGGCAACCTGACTGGCGACAGCACAGGTACTCATACTGGTGGTGTAACTGGTCCTCTGACCGGTAACGTTAATGCTGCTTCTGGCATCTCGACGTTCACCAACATGTCTCTGACAGGAACTCTGTCAGATACCAACAGCCAAACCGGTACGGATGGTTACATCCTCAAGACCGTTGGTACAGGTGTATCCTGGGCATCCATCTCCGATGTTCTGCCAACACTGAGAACATCTTCTGTTGTAAACGCAACTGCTGGTCAGACTGCATTCACAACAAACTACAACGTCAACTTCCTTGACGTATACCTTAACGGTGTTAAACTTGCCGCTTCTGAGTTCGTTGCAACCAATGGTACATCTGTAACTCTGAACGAAGCAGCATACCTGGGTGATGTTGTTGAATTCGTTTCATACAACACTACCGCAACTGGTTCTGGAACAGTTAGCAGCCTGAACGATCTGACTGATGTCACGATCTCTTCTCCTGCTTCTGGCAACCTCCTGAACTACAATGGTTCCGAGTGGGTAGTTACTTCTACTCTGAGTGGTATTAGCGCACTTGACGCTACTACAACTGCAACCATTGAAACTGCTGTAAGAGCCGTACCTAACGATTTCAACTCACTGAACATCGCAGGTATTTCAACCTTCGCTGGCATCGTTGATGCTAATGGTGGTGCAAATATCGCTGGTGGTCTGGTTGTATCCGACGTTAACGTATCTGGCGTTGTAACTGCAACTTCATTCGTTGGTGCAGTAACTGGCAACGTAACTGGTAACCTGACTGGTGACGTAACCGGTAACGTAACTGGTGACGTAACAGGTAATGCGGACACCGCAACCACTCTGGCAACTGCTAGAACAATTGCTGGTAACTCATTCGACGGTTCTGCAAACATTACGATTGCAGCACAAGATCTGAGTGACGTTGATCAGAATCTCGCAACTACCGACAGCGTAACCTTCGCTGGAGTCACTGCTCCTCTGACTGGTGACGTAACTGGTAACGTAACTGGTGATCTGACTGGTGACGTAACTGGTAACGTAACTGGTAACCTGACTGGTACTGTTCAGACTGCATCGCAGCCTAACATCACTTCAGTTGGTACTCTGTCCTCACTGACAATCAGTGGTGACCTGACAGTTAATGGTACTACAACTACCATCAACTCTACAACTCTTAGTGTAGATGACAAGAACATCACCCTCGGTGATACTTCTTCTCCATCAGATGCTGGAGCTGACCAGGGTGGCATCACCCTGATGGGCACTACAGATAAGACCTTCATGTGGGTTGACGCGACCGATGCATGGACCTCTTCGGAGCACATGGATCTCGATTCCGGTATGGAGTATCATATCGGCGGAACTTCGGTTCTGAACGCAACCACTCTTGGTTCAGGAGTCATTGATTCTTCCCTCGAAACCGTTGGAACAATTTCTTCGGGTACTTGGCAGGGCACTGCGATTGCTAATGCTTACCTGGCAAACTCCACCATCTCTGGTGTAGCACTGGGTGGTACTCTTGGAACCCTGACTGGTGCAACTTCCGGTACAGGTCTCTCCGGTTCCGTCTCCTATGACGGTTCAGGTAACCAGACCTTCACCGTTACTTCAAACGCAACATCAGCAAACACTGGTGGTGCAATCGTTGCTCGTGACGGATCCGGTAACTTCACCGCAGGAACAGTCACCTGTACTGACCTGAACACAACTTCTGACATCGCTCTGAAGGATAACATCAATGTTATCGACAACGCTCTGGACATGATTTCCAGACTTGACGGTATCACATGGAACTGGAAGGCTGATGGTAGAGCATCTATGGGTGTCTCTGCACAGAACGTTGAGTCTGTCGCTCCTGAACTGGTAGCACAAGGCGACCACAAGTCCGTTAACTACAACGGTCTGGTTGGTGTCCTGATTGCTGCTGTTAAGGAACTCAGCGCAGAAGTCGCAGAACTTAAGAAGTGATTCGTCACTGATTAAGTTTTAACCTCGGGGGCCTTCGGGTCCCCTTTTTTTCTAAATAGATATACGCTAGATAATCTTCATGGCAAAGTGTAAGGAAGGACACTATTACTGTTACACTGATAAAAAGTGTAAACCTATCCCTAAGGGATTTAAGGTGGTGGGTCCTGCTGGAATGCTTCGCAAAGAAAATGGTCACTCAGTAGACGATACTGAAGAGACCAAGAAAAATGGTAATGGTAATGGTGAAAGTGATGTCAGTGAAGCCAACAAAAGTGGTGATTCTTCTTTGCGTGACTGGTTTGGCAAGAGTCGCTCTAGTGATGGCAAGCCTGGCTGGGTTCAGTTGGGTGGAAAGTATGCAGGAAAACCCTGTGCAAAACAACCAGGACAAACCACAAAACCTAAGTGTGGTTCAAGTAAGATGAAACGCAATCTTTCTAAAGATGAGGAAGAGGCAGCGTTCCGTCGCAAAAATCGTAAAGATCCAAATCCAGATAGAAAAGGGAAGGCAATTAACGTGAAGACCGAAGAAACCGTTCTCGAAAAAGCGGGAGAGAAAGACGCTTGTTACCGTAAGGTCAAGTCGCGCTATTCCGTATGGCCTTCTGCATATGCTTCTGGTGCATTGGTAAAGTGCCGTAAAGTTGGTGCTAAGAACTGGGGAAACAAAACCAAGAAAGAAGAGTTTGAATTCTCAGATTGGAGATCAGAATTCAAATTGATTGATGAAGTTGCGACTCCCAAAGAAAGGATGCAGTCTTCCATTGAGAGAAGTAAATCAACTTTGGATATGACTTCGAGTCAGAAAGCTGCATATCATAAAGCAAGAGGTGCAATGATTGCTGCGAAGCAATTGAAAAAAGATGCAGATGAACTGAAAAAAGAAGAGACAGAATGCAACCATACAGAGAAAGGAAAAGAATGTCCTGTCCATAGACAAGATTCTTGCCCATCTCTGGTAAAGGAAGCAGTAAGTCTGCCAAGAAGAACTGGTCAAATCATCAAAGCATATTCCTCATGGAGAGGAAAGACTTATATGACCAAGATGTTCTTCCCACAAACTGGTATCCCTTCTAGAACTGAAGTCGCTGCTCAGATTGAAAAAGTTTATCCTGGATCAAGATTGCTCTCATATATGAAGAGTGATTACGAACCTGGGCAACATTTGCTACATACCGAAGAAGCAGAAGTTGATGCTTCGGTTCAGCAAAGAAAGCAGCAGATTCAGCGTAAGCAGTTAATGATCAACAGGCAGAAACTTCAGTTGCAAACAAAAGCAACTCAGAAGAAGAAGCATGATGACATGTACATGCAAACCGAAGGTGCTGCTTGGACAAAAAAGGCAGGTAAAAGTGAAAAAGGCGGACTCAACGAAAAAGGTAGAAAGTCGTATGAGCGAGAGAACCCAGGAAGCGATCTTAAGGCACCTTCAAAAAAAGTTGGGAACCCTCGTAGAAAGAGCTTTTGTGCGCGAATGAAAGGAATGAAGAAGAAACTCACTTCTTCAAAAACTGCTAACGATCCAGATAGCAGAATCAATAAGTCCCTTAGAGCTTGGAATTGCTGATGAAATCTTTCAATCAATTTTTGTCAGAGTCTATTAATATCTCTGGCGACTTCAATGGAAATCTGTACATGAATTCTCAACCTGAAGAACCACAGCAGGTTGGTGAGAGTTATGCTGCAGATATAATGTGGAATGGTTCACTACATAGATTAGAGTTTACTGCTAATTCTTTACTTTCTAATCAAGAATTATCTGAACAACTTCAAGATGAATATCCTGGTGCAATCGTACAAAATGTATATCCAGCGCAAACTGGCAACGTAAACATAACCAGTTCGAAAAGATATCATCCCGGAAAATTAGACTGGATTTGATATGCCATTTAAAAATTATCTTTGGGATGAAGCATGGGAACTAAATGTTTCTCGTGATAAAGTTCGTGGTGCTTATCACATCGTCAAGTTTGGTGAAAATCTTGATGTTGATGGTAATATGGAAACCATCTGGGATGGTGGTGGATTATATACCTACCTTACATCTGCAGGTGTTCTTACAGTAACAAGCACTGATGGTAATGACTCTGCATCTGGAACTGGTGCAAGGACTGTAACAGTAGAAGGACTTGATGATAATTATAATCAAGTATCCGAAACACTAACAGTTGGTGGTGGTGCTGGTAGTGTTGAGTTTTTCAGAGTATTTCGTGCATTTGTTGCAACATC